GCTACTTAGTAGCCGCCTTACAGAGCAGTTAAAATACTGGACACGGCCACGTCAGGAGGTAACCTAACGGTGTAAACTTCGGTGGCCGCTAACAACTAACCAAGGAGAACAAGATGCCGAAACAGAAACTAAGCACATTAATTAAACAATTGAATGAAGAGAATGCGCCGCCTGCGGGATGGACCCCGAAGGACTCGGTAGATAAACCAGAGGCTGGAAAAACATATGCGTTAACCGGTGGCCCCGGCTCTCGTTGCATCGCGAATGGATTCTCGTGGAAGGACAGTGAAGTGCAGCAGGAGGAGCTGCAGCCGAAGCTGGGATCCAGGTGCTCGTAGGAGCTATGATTGTCCTATGGCTACTTTTTCCAAATGTCACTACGGTGGCATTTGGATTGATCCTTCTCTCGCTCGTTGGCATACTCTAGTTCCCGTCCTCGTTTCTCGTCTAGAGCTGGTGCCTGCGCAGAGAAACTTCAGATCTACCACTGGGGGCGTCAGCGAAGCAGTCGTACTCTAATAGGATTTGGTGTGGCTTACATTTCTAGTTTAGAATGATTCTAAAAGATAGTTGTTGCATTAGTCATAAGATATGATAAGAGAGAGAATTAACTTAACAAAGGAGAAAAGAAAATGGGACTAGATCAACATGCACATCTTCGTAATCAGAAAGTTGATTGGGAAGATTATTTTATGAATGACAACAGTAAAGACCAAAAGGTTTTTACATGGCGAAAACATGCAAGACTTCAGCAGTTCATGGCGAAGAAATGGGCAGAACAAAATCCACATGTTAAGATAGATGGACATCTATCTCATTTGGGTTTTAATGGCGACCAAGACGCACCATGTTATATAACCAAAGAAGTTGCAGAAGATTTAGCAGACGCAATAGCCAACGACTTCAAGGACTATGTCGCTGAAGATGGATTTTTTTGGGGGCAACAGTTCCAAGAGGAAAGTGTTAAAGAATACAAGGAACAAGACATCAAGTTCTTAAAGTTCTGTGAACAAGCAATCAACGAGAATAAGGTCGTTGAATATTGGTGTAGTTGGTAATGGTAGGCATTAAGAAAGAGGGCTCGCAAGAGCCCTCGCCTCGTTATTCTCGTAAGACAATAAAAGGTTGGGCTTTAAATTTAGCATGGTCAGACGGCACTGAGGAAATTTTGATAGATGTGCCAGATGATGTTGCAGAAAATATTGATGTGTATTTAACCGAATATGAAAGTAAAAAATGATATTACCTTTATTGATAGACCTATTAAAAAAACTTAAAAAAAAATTAAATTAGTTCTTGCATAAGATATAATAAGATATATATTAAATCTGTATTCATAAGAATACATAACTAACTAATGGAGTTAATAATGACTAATGCAGTTAAAAAGCTAAAGCAAGATGAGAAAAAAGTTATTCTTGCTTATGCTCAATTAAAGCTAAAGTCTAATAGACTAGCTAAAGAGTTAGACACACTTAAACAGAATGTTGTTGATGTGTTTAATAGAACAAACCAAAATTTTATTGTTGTTGCAGATGAGAACAACAACAGTTTTGGATTGCAGAAAATAAATCGTAAGAGAAAGAAGTTTGAAACAGCAAACTTTAAGATTGCTCATAATGATTTATATAATCAGTTCACAACTGATATTGAGTATTGTGAATACAAAGCAGTAGGGGGCGACCATAATGCCTAATACTGACATGATAACTATACTTAATCAGTTAGAAACTAGATTAAATAATAATAGACCAACTACTCAAGTTGATGTTGATTTGAGTAGTGAGCAGAAAAAAGAAATCAATTATGAAATTATGTATGCTCTACTTTACAATAGAGTTGAGAAGTTCATACTTGAAAATTCTGGCAATCAAGTTGTAGATAGTCTAAAGGATAATCTACTTAATGATCTTGCCCCTGCTGTAAAACATTTACTTACTAGATAACACACGACAACACCACGCGATAACTCGCGTGGTGTACCCACCACTCGCCTACTAGAAGGCTCTTAACAAACACCAAACAACTTTTAGATTAGCAGTAATTTTTTTCGCGTCAGGCGTACCCGTTTCCTGAGGCAACGGGGTTTACTAAGTAGGATATATAAATGTAGTAGGGTCCCAAACGGTATGAAATAGTTGAAAGTGTTTTCTTATTAGTCTATTGTAAAAAAGGACCCTTTGTTTTTTAGGTACCATAGGCACCCCGGGGGTATAAAAATTTTATGGATTTAGATCGACTTAGTGACGAAGAACTTAAGGATATAATTTTAAAAAAGCAGCTAGAATGGATTAAGCTATGCCAAGATGATTTCTTAGTATTTGCTCAAGCTGTTTGGCAAGATTTTATATATCGTAAAACTGATAATCCTAAGAACTATGGACATCATCAAATTATTGCAAATGCATTTCATGAAATAGCTGATGGTGATGCAAAGAGGCTCATCATAAACATGCCTCCTAGACATACTAAATCTGAATTCGCATCTTACTTATTCCCTGCTTGGTATATTGGAAAGTATCCAAAGAAAAAAATTATGCAGGTATCGCACAACGCAGAACTTGCATCAAGGTTCGGTAGCAAAGTTAGAAACTTAATGGCGACCAAGGAGTATAAACAGATCTTTGGAAATGTTACACTCCGAGAAGATAGTAAGGCAAAAGGCCGATGGGAGACCAATCATGGTGGAGAATATTTTGCAGCGGGGGTAGGCGGTTCTATCACAGGACGAGGGGCGGACTTACTTATTATCGATGACCCACACACTGAACAAGACTCCATGTCAGACTCTGCTATGGAGAGAGCATACGAATGGTATAACTCTGGTCCTAGACAACGTTTACAACCTGGTGGAAGAATCTTAGTGGTCATGACACGTTGGGCACAAGACGATCTAACAGGAAGGCTCATCAAAGCACAATCTGAAACTAAAGCTGATCAATGGAAAGTAATTTCATTTCCTGCAATTTTACCAAACGATAAACCTGTGTGGCCTGAGTATTGGAACAAAGAAGATTTAGATTCTGTTAAAGCATCTATCTCCACAAAAAACTGGAACGCACAATACATGCAAGACCCAACTTCTGAGGAAGGTGCAATCATCAAAAGAGAATGGTGGCAAGATTGGAGTCATGATTATTTACCAAAACTGCTGCATGTGATTCAAAGTTATGATACTGCATTCAGTGCAAAAGAAACTGCTGACTATTCTGCTATCACTACTTGGGGAATCTTTGAACCTGTAGAGGGATATGAAAAAGCAATTATATTATTAGATGCAATCAAAGGTAGATATGATTTTCCAGATTTAAAAAATTTAGCTTTAGAACAATATCACTATTGGGAACCAGAGACAGTTATAGTTGAGGCCAAAGCATCAGGGCAACCGTTGATTCATGAACTTCGTAGAGCCGGTATCCCTGTAATTGATTTCGTTCCTGCACGAGGACGGGACAAGCATACTAGAATAAATAGCTGTGCACCTGTATTTGAATCAGGCAATGTATTTGCACCTTTGGACGAACACTGGGCACAGGAAGTTATTGAGGAATGTGCAGCATTCCCAAATGGCCAATATGATGACTATGTTGATAGTATGACGCAAGCTGTGTTAAGATATCGACAAGGTGGTTTCATTTCTACATATTCAGATGATTGGGATGATCCTCCAATGAGATTAGAAAAGGATTATAAGTATTACTAATGAGCAAAATTAAACTAGCAGGTAAATCTATATCTGAGATTCTTAAAAGAATTAAAAGAGCTAAAAGAAATAAGAAAGCAACTCAAAATCAAGAGAAGGCTGGGCTTAGTACTAAAAGTATAAAACCATTTAATTATAGAGCTGGTGCAAGAAATGAACAAATTGTACCTGTCAAAAAACAGTCTCAAACAGGTAGCTCATTTCAACCCCACAGAGTAAGAGGTAAGCAAGGAGCAGCTTCTATTAAGGAAACTTCAGAAGGTTCTGCTGCTTCTTGGAGAGATGAAATGGATAAATACTTTGGTGATTTGAGACCAAGTAAGTTCTTTAAAAAAGCCTCTGGAGGTGATATAAATACAGGTATGAAAAAATTATCACCAAAACAAAAAGCGATAGCTGCTAAAGCTCCACCACCAGATAAAATTGATGCAAAAGATTTTGCTGTACTAAAAGCTGAAAAAGCAAAAGGTAGAGGCATGGGTCTTCAAGATGAAAAAATTAAACCAGGTAAAGTTATGGCAGCTAACAAAGGAAAAGCAATCAAAGCTGATCCAACTGCTCCAATTAATAGAGTTGCACCAAAAGTAACTGATGTTCTTAAAAATAAAAAATTACCAGGAAGAATTGGAACTGCATTAGGTATTGGTGCTATGATGGTACCTGCTGCATACGCTGCTATGAAACAATACAAAGATTATAAATCTGCTAAGAACAGAGATGAAGCTAAAGTTAAAAAATATTCTGTAGGCGGTGGCGCTGATATGTCAAAAGTTAAAACAAAAAAGAAAAATATTTTAGATAAAGTAACTGATAAATTAAATAAAGCAGGTGAAGCTTATAAAAAATTAGGTGAAGCTGGATTAAATGTTTTAAGAGGAAATACAAAAGGACAACCTTTTCCTGCAAAGAAAATGGTTGGTGGCATGGCTAAGAAATATAATAAAGGTGGTGATTTAAGATTAGATTATATTGATCGTCAAACAAGATTAAATGAAAAAGCGACTGGGAAAAATAATTACATTGCAGAAAGCAAAAAAACAAGAAGAGAAGAATACGGTGCTGCAAAAGATCGTTATCCAAATAAAACAGATAAATTAAGAAGTGTTGCTAAAAATGTTGGCAGAGCTCTTACACCTTCATTCGCTGCAGCTAAATCTGTTTATGATAAATTATCTAAATCATCTGCTGAGAAATATTCTGTAGGCGGTGGCGCTGATCTCGGTAAAAAAGGTATTATAAAAGGTATTAATGCAAATCTACAAGATAAAGCTGAAAGACGTTTAAACGTTCCAGATAGAACAGATATTAAAAAACAAAAAGCTTCAGTCACTAAACTTAAAGAACAAGCTAGAAGATCAAGACTTGAAACAATGAAAGATAGACAAACTGGAAGACCTGTTTACGAAAGAATGGGTGGTGGCATGATGCAAAGACCTATGGGTTATAAATCAGGCACCATGGTCAAAGCTAGAGGCTGCAAACTAGGTAGAACAAGACCTACTAAGATTACGTAAGGAGGGACACATGTCCCTAAAGGCAATCATTCAAGGGATTGGTAAGAAGATACTTGGAGGTAAGAAAGTATCAAGTTCACCGGCCACCGGCAAAGAACAAAAACTTCTAGGTTACGAAAAAGAATCATTACAGAAAACTGGACAAGAGTTAGCTGAACAAGAATTCAAAGCTCCAGTTGTTTCAGCACCATTAAAGAAAACTAAACCATTACACATGGGTGATGATCAAGCACCTATATTTGGATCTTCTACTTATGACTGGGTAATGAAAAAAGGTAGAGGAGAATTTAGTGCAGATGAATGGTTAGATCATTTAACTTCTACAAGAAAAGTAAACTTTAAAATATTTGGAAAACCTGCAACTAAAACTGAAAGAGGACCCAAGCAATTTAAATATGATAGTGGCCCATTCGCAGGTAAAGAAGTAACAATTAATAAGGAAGAACTTTTTGATTCCAACCTAGCTAGTTTTAATGAAGCGGGAGATCTAACAGGTGGATTATTATATGCTGCTAAAAAGTTTGGATTAAAATTAGATGCAAATACTTTAGGCAGTATGATTAAATTAAATCCTGTAAATAGATTACAGCCTGTAGAACTTGGAATACCAAAAGGTGCTATGGAAAAATTAAAAACTAAAGCACCTGTTATAAGAAAACAAATAGATAGCTTAAAAGAAAACTTTAGACAAAGAAAATTGTTTGCAATTGAAGATGAAATGAGTAATGCTCAGTATCAAGCAGCTGCATTTGTTACTAGAACAGATCCTAACTCTTGGAAACAAGCTAGTGAAAGTATAGTTAAGAGTTTAAACACGGTTAAAAGATCAACGAATTTAAATGCAGATGAAAAGAGAATGATTAATCAACTAATTGGTGAAGTAGATGATGTTACAAAACCTTTTGCAGATAAAACTATAGCTACACGATACAAAAATGAAAGAAGCTATACACTAGAAGGTGGAGATGATTACAGAGAAACAGTTTGGAGATTGAATGAAGATATTCCTGGTAACTCTGCTGCTAGAAAAACATTTGGTCACTTTGACGGTGTCAATGAAAACATGGTCTATCACGTAAGATACGATACACGATATACTCCAGACGGAAAAAAGGTTTTCTTAATTCACGAAATACAATCTGATGCTAACCAAAAAGTTGCAAAAGCTTTAACAAAAGCAGAACAACTTTCTGGAGAGAGAAGAATTAATCCATTTCAAAAAGATATTGAACTAAATTTGTTATCTCAGAATAGATCTAAGATGTTAAAAGATATGGACGAGGCTATTGAACTTGGTCAAACCAATAAAGCAAATGCAATTGCAAATGATTTAAAAGATATAAATGATAAAATTAAAATGACTTATACAAGACCCTCTTCTTTTGGTTCTCAAGAAAAATTTGATTACTTCCCCTTAGTCGAGGCTGATGCTTATGGAGATCATGCTCTTAAATACTTATTGAATAAAGCTGCTAAAGAGAATGTGGATTATGTAGCCGTTGCCCCGTTTAACAAATTAAGTTACAGACAAGGATACAAAAAGGGTAATGAACGATTTTACGGTTATGCAAGTGGTAAGGGAATTGATGCAAAAGGAAAAGCAGTAATGCCTGAGATCATGAAGAAGACTGCAAGATTTTATGATTCAAAAGCAGGGCCAACAAAAATTTCATTTTCAGATCCTAAAAAACCATACAAAGAAATAGATAGAGATCGATTTAAATATCCAGAAACTCACAAACTAAAAGGAAAAGAAATAGAAGCAAAATATCACAGAAATGCATTATCAAAAGAAGAATACGAAGGTATGTCTGATAGAGATGTATTTACTTACATGGATCCTTCAGATCCGAACTTGTATTTTGATGCATTTGCGATTAAGGTGTCACCACTTATGAGACAAACTTTGAAGACCTATCGTAAGGAAGGTGGATTAGTAGTAGATATATTTAAACCAATAAGGTAGTATAAGATATGGCTGTAGAAAAGAACAACGAAGAAATCACTATTGAAGATAAAATTGAGGAAACAATCGAAGAGCAACCAGAGGGTTTACCTGAGGTAGAAGTCGAGGGTGAAGAAACGGTTGAAGAGAGACCTCAAGATGATTTCAATGCAAATTTAGCAGAGTCAATGGATGAGCGAACGCTCAAATCTATGGCTAGTGATTTAATTGATGAATACAAAAAAGATAAACTTTCCAGAAAAGAATGGGAAGATGCATATATTAAAGGTTTAGATTTATTAGGAACGAAGTACCAAGAAGTAACCAAACCATTTAAAGGAGCTTCCGGTGTCACTCATCCTTTACTCGCTGAATCAGTTACACAATTCCAAGCACAAGCTTACAAAGAATTAGTACCAAGTGATGGTCCTGTACGAACACAGGTTATCGGCTTACAGACACCGGCTACCGAACAACAAGCAGATCGAGTTAAAGATTATATGAATTATCTTCTTATGGAAGAAATGGAAGACTACACAACTGATATGGATCAGATGTTATTTTATCTACCATTGTCTGGATCTACATTTAAAAAAGTTTATTACGATGCATTACTAGACAGACCTGTATCTAAATTTGTACCTGCTGAA